ATTTACTTCCCTTTCGCAAAGTTCACATTTCTTCTTCTCTGTGTTCTTCATTTTAATTTCCTTATATATTTGTAATAATAATCTATTGGGTCTTTACTAATAACGGCTTGTTGAAGGTGGTCAGTCCAGTCTATGTAGTAGGAAGAACAAACATCGCAGGCCTCGGGGTAATAAATATGGCTACATTTTCCAGTAGGATTAGAAATTTTCAGGTCTCCTCCACAATGTGGGCACGATTTGGTGTAATCAACAGCCATTCCCTCCCCAAACACAGCCTTTGCAAAGTCGTGGTCAAAAAGAATGTACTTTACCCAACCGCTTTCAATCACAGTTTCGGCATCCATTGTTCTATACGGTTTCTTCCACCCTCTCTCTACCGCATACTCTATTATCTTTTTTAATTTGTTCATTTTATTCGTCTTACAATGTCGCTTTTGCGACTAATGTCCATTTTCACACCTCCTTACGAAGAAAAAGTAATTTTCTACTACTTCACCCTCGTGTGGATATTCCCAATTCCAGCTTTTGTTTGCATCACACCATCTGGAAAATTCATCCCAAGTGGTTTCCGGGCAAGTCCAATGATGCCCCGCCCCCAAGAGCTGACTCCACCTATTTTGCCAACCAGAACATTTAACCGGTGTAGCTTTATCGTAATTAAAAGTTGAAAGTTCGTAGAAAACATCCTTATACCAACCTCCAGCCCAGACTAAAATAACTAAAACAATTGCTGAAATAAATCCTAATATGTAACTTTTTTTATTCATCTTTACTCACCTACTCTCCACCTCACCACCAGAAAGGCTATTATCGCTACCGCAAAAGCTAATATTGCTAATGGGTTCATTCTTCTATATCTAAAATTATTCTTTTTTGACCGTATTGTTTGGTTAGTTCCTCTATGTTTTTCTCGTAATTTTGGTTTGCTTTTGTTAGTGAGTTGATTCTCTGTGTCTGATACAAAAGGAGTACTGACATGATGAGTAGTATCCAAAAAAGGGAAGTCATCATTATTGCTTTCAGTTCCGGTAATTGTTTCTTAATATTCATTTAACTTTTCTTTCTCCTCCCCCACATCCTCTGAATAATTCTCCTCATAAATATCATTGTGCTAAAAATGTAAGTCTTTTTAAGAATAATGTTTCCAGTTATATCAAGATTGTCATCAAAGGTCGTAATCGCAAGCTCCTGCGTATCATCATCCCATCTGAAGCCTATGTATTTAAGAACTCTTTCTATAACCATTTTTTTCCACCTCCTTTGCGTAATGGCGGACAGCCGCCCTGATTAACTCGCTATATTTCATACCAGTCCTCTTGGCTAATTGATTAATCAGCCGAGAAATCTTCTCTGGCATACTAAAATGTCTAATTACGTAACTCATTTTTTAAAATTCTCCAAGTAATCCTCTACCTCCGCTTTGCTTGTAAAAATGCTTAACGCCTCCAACAAATCTTTCTTGTTTGTGTAGTCGCCTTCATTGTAAATTATTCCCATTCCTGTGCTGGTCTTTCCTCTCCCATAGGTTACCCGCAAGTAATATTTATCTGCTCCTTTTAACTCTCTAATAATGTGTTGAAAACGCTGTTTGTTTGTCCGAGTGGTATCTAGTATCACATTATCACCTTTCCACGCTGTTACTCTCATTGTTAGCTTCGCTCCCTTGTAAGGTATCATTTTAAATGTCTCCTCCGAACTCTATTTTATCAATTATTTTACCGAGATATTCTATTTGGTCTTTTGTCCATCCGCAATGACACAATCCATCCCATTGAACACCTTTAACCCCCCCACAATCTTTACAAAGGTATGTCTTGGGTAAATATACCCCTGTTTGTTTTTCTGGTTCTAGTCCATGCGTGATGAGCTCATGCCTCAAATCTCCCCTTCCAAGGGCTCTAGCCGCAACGATTAAAGCCATTTTGTTTTTCTCTGTAGTGTGTGGTGCTATCATAATTAATTTACTTACTGGTATATCAACAAGCTTCCTCCAATCGGGAAAGGTTTCCACTAATTTAATAGAATGGTAAACAGTTGACATCTTCATTCCCAGTTCTGGATCGGAATACCAAGACTCAAAACTATCCCACCCTGCCCGCCAATAACCATTATCATTAATCTCTTTCAATATCTCGCCTGTCCTAAAGAAATGCTCTGTGGCAACAAGCTTGATTACCTTAAGCTCTTCCCTTAATTCGTGTGCTTTCTTGGCATCACTCTTTGTTAGTGCTTTTAAAATGGTATTTCCTCCTCTTCTTCCTCTTTGGGCGTGTCGGGCTTGTCCGTCTCTTGTTTATAAAAAGAAAGCAAATAACCTGTCGCTTTCTCAATATTTCCGAGCTCTTTAGGTTCGAGTAGTTTCATTTCCTCCTCAGTAAAGTCTGTTTCCTTTCCAGGAATAACCGTATAACTGGTATCTAGACCTGTACCTGTCTTGGTTATTTTGAGGTCGTACCCCCTAGGGTCTCCATAATCCTCATCTTTCGAAAGATTAAGAATTGTCCCAAAAATAGACCAACCTACTTCCATAACCTTAATAAGGGATTCCTCTTTACCTCTAACCAGTATCGCGTATGCCCACCTTTGCCTTGGAAGATTTGCTCCCTGACACCATTTACAGGTTTCGACAAATCCTGTGCAGTCGTAGGACTTATTCTCAGACTTAACATAGTGACTCTTAAAATGATAAGAATGACTCAAAAGCCTGATTGTTGTTGTCCCCTCCTCAAACTTTAGCCACGGATTATCCTGTGGTGGTGGATTGTATGTTTTTTCGTCTTTAATTACTTCTCCCATTTCTCATCACCTCCTTCTAATAAATTTTCATTTTCGTATATATTGCCTATGATTTCATACATACTTGCATTGCCTACATCTATGGACTTTCTATTATCCTGCATAAAAGCGAAGCAAGCATAGAAATCACTCCATTCAACAGTCAATATCAATTGTTCGCATTGTATAATATCCCCCTCATATATCTCTTTTCCGTTTTTGTCTTTTAGTCCTATGAATTGCATGAGTTCGTAATCACCTTTTTCTATTAAGTCAAAAAACCAGGCTAACCCAGGCAGGTGGTCTGAAAAAACCCATGCTTTGTTTTTTTTGTCCCAAGCTCTAAATTTAATAGTTCTTTTCATTTACTTACCCCCTCTATCTCGTTAGAATCAGTCCTTTTTATTCGTTCTTCAAAATCCGGGAATAATTCCTTTATTTCCGAGATTGCCCCCAAGTTGTTGTCGGTCATCACGTCTCCTTTAAGAATCCTACCAACAACCCTGTTCCACCGAGCTGTCTTTCCCTTGTATTTATCCTCAAACTCAGCTTGGTTTTTATACCCATAAACCAAAGTCAAATAAGGACTGTAAGAAACCATCCAGTTAAGACGGAATTTCTTTGAGTCCTCATCCCAAATGATTTCGTCTTCGGGTTTGGGAGGAGTATCCGAGGCCAGTAATTTCCCCATCGTTTTTATATCCTCTCGGTACCTGTCTTCCATCTTGGACGAATTAAAAACCCCTATCTCCACGAGCATTAAATCATCCTTGGAGATATAAACAATGTGTCCCTCAGGCATATTCTTGGCCTTCAGGTAATGAAAGAGTTGCAATTCGTGAGTCGGATTCGCTATCCCATCCTTGTAACGACCAAACAACATTGACCCAACTGATTTGACTTCTAATACGATGGGTTTTAATCCCTCTGGGTACTCCTTCTTAAAGTATTCAATCGTTGACCTCGCCACGTTTTTCATAAAGTCAGGAAGATTGCCGTCAGCGAACCCTCTCTCAACCTCTTCCCAATCAGGAGCACCACCAGCCATGTGATCTAATTTCCCGGTAACTCTAGGAAGGCCCGGATATTGGAACTCTACCCACTCCTGTTTGTCTATTAGAAGCCCTGATCTAGCAAGAACCATTTCTACTATCCACTCAAATACGTTCCCCGCCTCAAACTTCCTTAGTGTCCTTGGATTTGCCGGGTTTGTAGGCTCAGTCCCTTTCATCTTGTACCACCTATCCACATAGGATTTCCCTAATTCCGAAGCCCAGATGTGTTCTCTTGGCTCGTACTTTCTCTTGTCCGTTTGCTCAAGAGACTTATTCCATACTTGTGCGAAGCTCCAATTTGTTTTACTCATATTAGTTTGGTAATTTTTCCTTCAAAACCCCTACATAATTTCTTAATGTCCCCAGGAGAGAATTGAGCTGAAAAAGCACCATTTCTCTGTCTTGCGGAGAAAACTTTTTAAAATTCGCGGCTTTTAAAGCAAGCGAGAGTTCCACCGCCCTGTTAAGAACTCTGTTTGCATCATCGCTTTGCTGTTGGGTGATTCTTAGAAACTCTATCTCGGCTCTCTCTGGTTTCGTCTTTGCCAATCTTGCAAAGCGTTGCAAATCACTTCTTCTGGTTATCTTCCCCTCTGAAACGGCCTCCTTTAACCTATCCCGATACTTTTCTGGTGCGTAAGAAATCGCTTCATAATAGGTTCTCGGCTTGCCCTTCTTGACATCTTCCAAAACGTGTTCCGGCTCATCAAGAAGCCTCAAATAACTATACATAGTCGTTGCGTGTATCCCCAATTCTTCAGGTATACCCTTCATCAATCCATACACCTCTCCACGAGATAGTAGCCCCGCAGTATAATCTTTTCCTGTCTTCATTTTTATCATTCTTTTATATCCATTTGCCACGTCTATGGCGTTCATTGGAGAAGCTCCGCCTGCTGCAGATTGGTGTAAATTCTCGGCCATCTGCCTCCTCAGCCTCTCATATTTAGAAAGCTCTGTGTCGTTTACAATGATTGGAACTTTCTTCCAACCCGCTAACTTAGCCGCCCTCCACCTACATTCTCCAGTAATTATCATTCCATTAGTATCAACCTCTACTGGGTTTATAATTCCCTCAACCTCTAGGCTTCTTGCCAGACCCTTTATATGCTTCTCGTCGAAAATCTTTCGAGGTTGTTTAGGGTCTGGCCTTATGCTACCGATCGAAACCTGCTCAGTTCTCATCCTCGTCCTCCTCTATAGGCCTTGTAAGAAGAAATCTCTCTCTTCTCATGCCTTCAGGTAACAATCCTTTGTTTCCTGCATCGCTAACCAAAAGAGAAGCTCCCGCGACTGTGCCTTTAACATAACGATAATACCTAATTAGGGCATAACGTGCCTCTTCTTCCGTAGTAACCACTCCATAGTGGCCTTCGTCGTCAATGTTTCCAAACCAAAGACCTTGGTGAATCTTAAAATGCCTCTTTACGAGTTGCATCCATGCCTTCACCTTGTTTTTTACTACGAGGTATGCGTAAGGACTCTTCGGATTGAAATAGTCTTTAACAACATCATCTATAGAAAGCTTTTCTCCGTCGACAAACCTATCTCTTAGGTCTGCTACTAACTCTTTACTCTGTTTTCTATTTGGTAATAATCCCATTACTTCTCACCCCCTTCTTCAATTCCTAAAATTTCCTTTAAGTCGATTTTATCTCTGTTTTGATAAAGTATTTTTATTGCCCCAACCCTTGACCTGTGCCCTAGCGAATTGTGCGAAATACCAAGGCTTTTTGCCAAGTCTCTTACTTTTATGTTTTCGTCCGCGAAGAAATAAACTCTCAAACATTTTTTCTCCATTTTCTTAAGGGGTTTTGTTAACGAGACAAACCGGCTCCTCGCTCCCCACATTCCACTATGCTCCTCATAATTTTTCTTAAATGTTTCAAGTTCTTCTGGAGACATAAACCTCTCAACAATTTTTAGTTGAAGTGTCCTTGCTTTTCTTATTTTTTTTTCTTGTTGGTCGCTCATTTAACTAAAAAGTACATGAATAATAAAAGCTATTGCCAATACGATAATGGAGATTGTATTCATGAATATTTTCCTCTCATGTTCTTTTAAAACTTCAAAAGAAAATCTCAACGCTTCCAGAGCAAGAATTACACCGTCTTTTATGGGGTTATCTATTTTAGTTTTACGCTTACGCTTGTCCATAAGTTAAGTAAGTGTTGCACAAGTAGCTATTAATGTCAAGCACCAATTTCGTGGCTATTTAATACCAAATATCTCTTTTGCTTCTTTAATCGTTGCCGGTTTTTCATTTCCAAGAGAATACTGTAAAGCCAATGCCCTTCTTTTAATAATCTCCCTCATTATTGGATCTCTTTCCGCTTTCCATTTAACACGAAGCTCGGCAACCTTTTCTTTAATTTTTATTTCTTCTAATGTTGTCATGGCGTTCTTCTTTTTTTGAATTAGTCTTCGCTAATCCTTTTTTTTGTTTTGATTTTCCTTGCCAGTAATCCATACTATTTTAGTTCTTCTAATTGGAGAATGGCATATAAACAGGACTTGTGCCAACAATGAATATTCCCTCTGCTGTCTGGTAGTAAAATTCTCTTTCTCTTGTTACTCCCATGCTTATTAACAAACTGTTTACAGCTCGGACAGTGATAAAACCATCTTCTTTTGCCCATATTTGTTTGTATTTTATATTAAAAATTAATTTCTACTGATTCACCTACCCCCTACCCCTTCCAAGGTTGAATCAGCATAATTCCTCTGGTCACCGTTCCTATAGCCGGGTGACAGGCATCACTACTCCACGCAACATACCACCCGACTCCCTGTAAAGCTGGATGTCCGGATTTGCACCGGTTTTGAGTCCCATCGTGGATAACCCCTAGGACGTAAGTGAGTTGAAATTATTTGCTCTGAGGTGTTAGAATGAAGGAACTTATTGAACATAAGTACACTATAATGGTGGGAAAGCATCCCTGTCAAGGGGATGTTTTCTTTTGAGTGAGGTATAATATATACATCCCAGCTGGCTTTTAATCTGTTACAGGATGCGGCGAGCTGGGTTTTATTTAGAACCTAGTAAGCCCGGTTAGTAGTTTTTCTTGTCCTTTTTCCTTTCCCATTTCGTGTAAGAGTTTGTCTATAAATCTTAATAGCGATACGCCAGAAACGATAATGATCAATCTCCAGTCAACTTTCCACGCTTCTAAGCTAACAATAGCAATAGGAATAATCGCCAAAACCATAACCCTGAGTGCTTCTCTAGTTGCTTTTCCCATGTTTTCCCAATTTATCTTCATACGAATCACCCCCCATTTACCAATCGCAAGGTAATATAGAATATTGCGATGATATCAAATATGTGTAATGTTGCGTCCATTTTGTTTTCAGGTTGATAAAAGAACAACCATTCCTTAAGAATTTTAGCTTGTTTTTTTGTTAACTTCCACAGCTTACTTAAATTTTTTTCAAGCCTTTCCTCTAGCGGATGTAGTTCGGCTGTCGGTTTCTTATTTGGCATCATTGCTACCATTAAGGAGTAGCGACCTGCTTAACTTAGCAACTTTTTCAAACTTGAAATTTTAGTCCAGAACCATTTCCTGCCGAAAACTATCTCTCTTATTCTCTTAATTAAAGCATCTTGTACGAAGCAAGGATTTGGTGTTTCTACAGGAGTTTCTGGGCTTTCTGTGGGGGATTCTGGTTCAGGCTCCGGTATTGGCTCTGGTTCAGGTGCAGGTAGAGGGGTGTCATAGGTAACATCAAAAGCCTTGCAAACTCCTCTCGCCAGCGCTGTTGCAATTCTTTCTGTATCTGCTAACAAAACGCTATCGTGAGCATCTCGAACAACTCCCATCTCTATTATCACACATGGTGTCTTTAGGGTTAATTGGTCCCACATGTAATAGTATCTCGTGTTAGCATTGGACCTTTCTGGGTGATTTACAATTTCGGAGTGTTTGAAATATTCTTCTGTAATACATTTCGCTATCCTCTGGCTCTCAATAGTTGCACCATCTGTGTTTGGTTCGGGAAAATCTACCACGCCTCCTCCTGTTCCATAGATATCAGCGTCTCCATGTAAGGCTAGGAACAAATCAAAGTCTTTGTTTATTTCCGCGTTGATAGGGTCAGCACCAACCAATTGAATCATAAATCCTTTTTCAATCAGAATATCGGAGAGCCTATTTCTAATACGGACGTTTAACTCAACTTCTCCTGGAGCGCCTGTGCTTCCTGAGGTTCTTCCTTCGTGCCCAGACTGTAAACAAATGAATTTTGACATTATTAGTATTTGGTAAAGTTGTCAAGCTTTCTTTCGATGCGATCAAGCCTACTATCAAGGCTTTCATATTGAGCGAGAATAGTGTCTTCCTCGACAAAACTTTCCATAGCAATAGTATTGGCTTTGACCTGTTGTGTTAATACCAAAAGGTCTTGAGTAAGAGGAGCAAGTTTACTAGCAAGCCAAAGATTAAGAAGCAAAACGACCACACCAACAATCTGAACAACGTAGGCGAGAGGCTTTGTTTGAATTTCTTTAGCAAGAATGTCTTTTGTTTTGGACATATCATTAAGCAGGTGAAGCAGATTGCTTCTCTCCTTCTTTTGGCATTAATTTCTTTAATCTACTAATTAACACCTCAATTAACTCAGGCTTCGTAACCTCACCAGCTACTTGTTTTAATATATCTATTTCTTCACTTCCACCTTGAGTTCCCGAGGCGGAACCTCCGCTTGTTGGTGCTGGATGGCTAGAGACTCCACCAGTTTCTTGAGGCATTCCAGGCACCGGGACAGGAGAACGCCTCATGGCTCGTTCTCGGAAAGCCTCCATTGCTGCTGAGTTATCTGGTTCCATATTATTATTATAACATTGATTACTCTTTTGGAATAAAAGGAATAGTAAACTCAGCCATAACCCCTGCCTCTATCAAAAGGTTCTGTAGCTGTTCTTTTAATTCTTTTTCTCTAGCCTCTACCTGTCTATCGAAATCAAAAGGCGTTACCTTTAATCCCAAGAAAGCTCTTAACAGCTCTTGTTTCACCGTCCGAGTTGTTCTTCTCTCTACCTCTATAGGCCTTTCTTTTTTCTTTTCTTCATACTCGAAAGACCTTCCTAGTCTGCCTGGTAGGAAGCCTCTCTCTCCTACATCCTCGGCTACTTCATCGTCAAAGAGGGTTTCGATTGGCCCACTTAGAAGTGAGGGCAGGTAGAATTTGGCGAGATAACTAAAAATATCTTTTCCTTGTTCCTCTGGTTCGATAGAATCGCCCTTAACTATTTTGTTACCAAAGAAATCTTCGTTTCTGTAAAGCTCTCCGATAACGTTGAGGGCAGGAAATTTTCGTAATACTGTCCTAGAAAACGGTTCTCCCGCTTGACCAGCCTCGAATAACTGACCTGAAACGATGTCTCCGAATGGAAGTATATATGTCATATCAAAATATCCTGGTCTACCAAATTTATCTTCATTTGGAAGTCTTATATAGAAACCGTTTCTGATATAGTCAGGCTGTACTTCTCTTTCTTTCCTTCGCTGTTCCACCGGGGTTAAGTTTTCGATCGCTGTCTTGATTTTCCCTATGTTCGAAATCTTTGTAGGTTGCGTAATCATTGTTTTAACAACCTGAGGAGTGGCCTTGTAAGTAAAGGTAATAAAAGGAAAACCGAAAACGCTTTCCCTTACCTTGCGGATAAATGGAGTTACCTGGGCGTAGTTAAAGGTTGCTCTCTCCGCTATCTTCCAAGCCTCCTCTGCTACTAACCCATTCTTTCTTTGAAAAATATACTGTGCTAGTTTGGCAAACTCCTCTTCTCCTTGATAGATACCGCTTACTTTGTTCATGGCTTTCTTTACATTTCTTGCCATCCCTTGAGCGTCGGGCCCAATCAACATATCTTTTATTTCTCTGGCTGCGAAAGTGTCCAGTCCCAACCCAACAGCTTTCGCCTCCTGATACCAAGTTCCTTTTGTAGCCATCTGTTTTGCTGCTTCTCCATAAATGTCTAACCTAGCAGGACTTAAACCCTCAAAATTATTAAGGATAAAGTTGCTCATAATGTTTCGTGAGTGAGTAGCCGGGTTTAGAATAACCTTACCGAATTTAAAACCTCCTACAATCTTGCTTTCAATCCCTCTCTTGTATGGTCTAACAACTTCATTGATGTCATCTGCGATTGCTTTGGGTACAAATTTATCAGCCAAATCTCCAAGCCTTTTTGTACTAGGAAGCTTCTCGAAACCTTCCTCGGCCGCTTCTTTGCCCCATTTACCAGCAACGGTTTTGAAGAAGGTTGCCCTTTCTATTGCTTGATTAAGCTGAACCAATGATTTTGCAGTAGGATAACCAGCCTCAAGAATTTCTCCCATTGCCTCTCGGACATCATCGGGAATATCCTTTCTCTTCATAAATCTCGCCTTGTCTATCCTTATTGGCTTTCTTTCAAAAAGGGTCTTTACCTTCTTTATTCCTTCTTCTGGTATCTCATGTTTGCGATAAAGCCTGGCAATATATTTACCAAAGTTCTCTTCATATGTTTTGGCATTAAGAAGTCCAGCGTCTACTGCTGCTTTTCCAAGCCTGTCTAATTCGTCAAAGGCGGGTTTGGCTTTAGCTAGTAAGTCAGGAGAAAGTTCGTGGAGTTTGCCAGCTTTCCTGGCCACTGTGATTGCCCTTTGAGCTTCAGGGTCTAGTTTAGAAAGTGGTCGTGCCAAGTCTAAAAGTTTTTGATTTCCAAGACCGATATTCTTAAGAGTCCTCTCTGCCATCTCAGCATAAAGAGGGTCTTGCCCAAAACGATAAACAAACTTTCTACCCAGGTCATCAAGGACTTTACTGCCTAATGGGACCTTCCTTACTGCTTGCCCGGCAACCTGTGTCACCTCTCCTAGTCCAGAAAAAAGCCTTTTCCCAATACCGAACCCTCCTACATAAGTTAGTGGGTCAACAGCTATATCCAAGGCTATTCCTCCGACAACTCCAGGGATTCCATACTCACCTAAAGCATCCTCATCGCTAAAGCTTTCTCTCTTCTGTATCCCTTCTAAGAAACTTTTTCCCTTAAGTGTTCCAACTACCCCATACTGAAACACATTGAGGGCATCAAAGACATCACTGATTAATCCACCACTGAAGATTTCTTCTGGGTCCTCCTTTTTCTTCGCCATTATCTTCTCTGCCTTTCTAGCAATCTCGGCTTGTTGTTGGGCACTAAGTTCGGTCAAGCCTTCTAATGTCCTTACATCTGGTTTTGCCTTTCCGAAGCCTACAACCTTTCTTTTTTTGCCCACAACCGCACCGAAGCCTGTGCTAGATTTTGTAGATACATTTCCAAATCCCATATCATTTTATCCAAATATTACTGGTCTCTTAAAGAAATCTTCTACTGGCTTATCTTTCCTAAATAACTTTTCCCACATCTGTTTCTTTTCTTCTCCTGTCGGCATATCAAAAATCTTTTTAAAGAATGATTTAATTTTTTCATGCCCTTTCTTTTGTGAAGGAGTATAGAGAGCCCCGAAACCGTCCCCTTCTTCCTCTCCTTCCTCCCCTTCTGGAAACTTTTTATTTATCGCGTCTAACACTACCTGTGAATCAACTCCTTCCTTTTCCATTATTGGTTTATACATCTCGTAATCTATCATTGCCTCTTCTTTTGTCTCGTAAGTTCCAATTTCGGAGAGGTAACCTTTTGTGCGGTCAATTACCTCACCCTCCTCAAAAGGTGCTACTTTTATATCAACCCCCTCCTCTTCATATTCTACCAACCTTGAAGGGTCATCGGTAACATCTGTAGCCTGGAATGTTCCAGTTTGAACACCAACGTCTTCAGCTTTTCTGTCAATAAAAGCCTCTATCTTCTTAGAACTCCATCCTTTAGCTTTCGCTTTTATTCTAAAAGCACTAGCCTTGGCTTTAAATGTTGTATCTTGTTCTTCCATATTTTCTGTTCTATAACCAGCTACTTTTACTTCACCAGTATATCCTAATTTTTTAGCAACTGTCCAAGGTTGCCACCCCTGCTCGCTTTGCATGTTTGCTGCGTATTTAACATTAAACTCAGGGTTTTTAAGTTGCTCAGCTGATGGTCTTCCAGGCAGGGTTCTTATTTGAAACAACCCTACGCTTGGTGCAAAAATCCCTTTAATTGGATAGTTGTCTCCAACCGCATTAGGATTTCCCCCAGACTCTCCTTGCATTACGTTCCAAGCCCTTTGCCACTCAGCTTTCGGAAAATACTTTTTTATAAGTGCTCGTTTTTCTTCGTCTTTCATCTTTTGTTACCAATTTTCATCCCCCCAATCCCAGTCTTCCTCTGTTAAATCCCACTCATCCCCTTCAGCGGCCTTTCTTCCAATTAATCCTAAAAGTTCTTCTATTGATTCGCTTCCAGAAACATCAATTCCTGCGTTAGCGGCTGCCTTTTGGAGTGTTTGTTTATATCCTCGTTCTTCGCTGGCAATCGTATTTGCCAATGTCCACTCTGCATCTGACAAAGTTCTATCTCTTTCTAATTTATCAAAAAGTATGTCGAGTTGTGTTCCTCTATCTGTAGTAAAGCCTGTAACGAGCCTGGCATTTCTGTCAACTAAAACACTAAATCGGAGTTCATGTGGTGCCAACTCCATCTCTTGACCCTTCATTGCAAGTTGAACCTTGGTTGCGATTCCTTGCTCGGCTGTCGAAATTCTTCCTACAATTCTTCCTAGTGCTGTACCAAACTCACCCATTCTTTCTAAGAACGGCTTGGCTTTTGCTTGAATAATTCCCAGCCTTTGAGACTCCGTTACCATACTCTCTCTTGTTGCTCCTGCTACCTGTGGCTCAATTCCTCTTAAAATATCTTCAATTCCTTCTATCTCACCGGTTAATGTCTTGGCTGCTCCCCTCATTTCAGGCAATCCTGCCTTGGTTTCTAGTCGCTCGAAAATATCAAGAGGTTTTTCCTGCCCGGTCATTCTGTCAATAAGTGCTTGTAAAGCAATGTCTTCACCTGCAAATTGTTCTTTAGTATATGCTTCAGCCGAAGGAACTTCGGACATGTTTATTCCTCCAGCGCCAGGAGTTCCCCCCTGTGCCATCTTTCCAGCTCCATGCCCAGCAGCAATATCAGCAAGGGCTTCTGTTTCACCCCATCCTGCGTATCCAGGATATGTATTTAAGTCTATTGCCATGGTTGAATTATATCATTATTTAAGCACTCAGGATTCCCATACTTATAAGGACATCAATGAGCGTGCCAACAACATCACTTGTAACGAGTGTATCATTTACATTACAATCTAATGTTTTATCTTCGGTCTTGTTTGTTATCGCCCAGCCGGTATCTGGTGTCGACCAAGCAGGATTAGCACCAGAACCCCCTGTTATCAAAGCTCCACCGCTCGTGCCTGCGTTCAAAAGAACAATGCGTTTTTCGGAGTCAATATATAGAATATCTCCCTGAGCTCTAGTACCTAAACCGAGATGCCTCTCTTTAACAGCGCTTGGAATAATCATGGACTGATGAACCCGAATCTTGTCCATCTCTTCTTTGACAACTTCTCGGATTAATTCTTTTAATTCATGTTTCTTTTGTTCGTCCATTTAAGTTCTCCTCTCCCTGTTCAAATCATCTATGTCGATTGCCCAGCTATATATCTCTGGTGAAGCAGAGCCTGTCGTTGCCAAATCAATAGCAACTTGGAATTCGTTGTGTCGATTACCTTTTGTTGGCAAAGAAAGCCTTACTTCCTTTTTATCGGCAGTGGTTTCGGCTGTCCCCTCAGTCCAACTACTTGCCCTATCAAGCTTGTATTCCAGTTGAATGGAATCTCCACTCACAAGTGGTTTAAAATAGGAACGGATAACTTGAGCTTGTTTTTCTGCCCAAAGTTTATCTGCGTCTGAAATCAAGAACTCAATTCTTGCAGTAGCATATGGGTCATTTGTTGGAGTGACAGAATCAACCCCATAGGAACTTCCACTTCTCCAGCTAACGAACATTGAAGAACCAATCGGGAATATCATTCCAATTTCCAATTCTGCACCAGTGGTTGTTCCCAAAGAAAGAGGATAGTCAAAGCTAAGTGTATCTGGCAACTCGGTGTGAAGTGATCCGTAAGAATAAACACCCCTCTCTAGTGTGGTAGAAGAACAGTCCTCGGCCATTCCTATTCTGACTAAAGCCCTCCACATTGCAAGAGCGTTCGGGTTGATTTCCATAACACTTGTTCCCACCTTAGGCATTCTTCTAATCTTGCTCGGTTTTCCTCCCTCATATTTCATAAAGTCTCCTGAGTAACCAGCCATGAAATAGATTGGGTCGCCACTTAAGATGGCGTTTATTCCACCCTGTGGAACTTTTACATAGAAGTTATAGGTGTCTGAATTTCCATCCCAGAAGAATAAATAACCAATATCGTAATCCTCAATATTTGTGCCTAGTTGGACCCCCATTACCAAATACTCTCTCCAGACACCTAGGTCCCTGATTTTGAATCCGGAAGGCAATTTTATTTTATGGGGTGTATAGGTACTCCCATCCCATGTTGCTAAATATCTTTCATTTGCAATACAAAGCTTCTCAGCGTGATGTTCTATTGAGTGAAAATCGTAGTCAACTAAAAACTGATAATAGGTATGGAAATCTACCGTTTCTAAATCTACGGTTGTTGTTGTCGTTACCGTTCCATCTGCTACTGTAGAAGTAAGGTGGAAATGGTAGGTTGCCCCTATGTGTGGTCGCCAAGGAGTAGAAAATATAAACTCATTATCACCAACAACAAGATTTGCAGCAAGAATGGTTGCACTGGTAATCTCTCTATTCAAAGCATCATGAACAGTAAGTGTTACATTTCCAGTGCTTACAGAAGCAAATAAAACCTCAATTGATTTTTGAGGGTCTTTGGCAGGCACAAAACTCTGTCTGTGAGTAATTCCTTCATTTATAGCTACTGCCAAAGTGTATGCCTGACCAGAGGTGTCTAAAGACTGGTCCAAATCTTGTCTTGCTGTAGGAGAAGAAAATGGAACGTCATCAGTATCATAAGTTGGAGAATTAACCAAAGTAAGAGTGTTTGAATTTGCAGAAGAATCAGCAGTAGAACTGTCAACTTGATAATATGCTTGGAGATTGGTCGTTCCTCCTGGAATTTCAACATCTTTATAAACATCGAGCTCGTTGTCTGTACGAAGATCGTTAAAGACTCTAAAGTCATCTCCCTTGCCATCAAAAAAGTTCTCAGGGTCTCCAGATGCATCAAATGAAGCTCCTATCGCAAACAAAGCGGTACTGTCATATATAGAAGTCTTTGATCCTGTAGCTTGCCCAATACTAACTCCATTTACAAAGAAAGTAGCAGTAGAAGCCGAAGCATCCCACTTAACACCATATCTATACCACTGAGAAAGAGTCGGTGTTGTAGAAAGTTCTTTGGCTAGAGTTTCCATTGTAGCTGCTGTCCCTGCGGTGGAAACAGAAAATCTAAGTTGATAGACAGTTGACGTTACAAGCGTGTCGTCTTGGGTAACATCAAGGATTGGTGTGGTTGTGCCTGTATATGATGTGTAGTAATCAAGATGAATTCTACCAACTCCACCATTTCCACCATTTGTCAATGTACCGTCTTTCCCAACACCACCAGCCGCTGTTATTTTGTTTGTTCCCAACACCGCTGTTTGTGCTTTGATTAATACTGAACCACCACCACCACCACCGCTTCCTGTAATGTCTTGTACTCCATTTCCTCCACTGGTAGTAATAGCACCTGCAACAGTAGTAGCTGCCCCATAAAAGAAAATTATTCCACCACCACTTCCACCCCCACCAGCTTCGTTTGGACCATTTGAACCTCCTCCTCCTCCACCAAAAACCATTGTTGTTAAGTCGGCTGAACCTGCTGTACTTCCACCAATTCCAGCAGCAGCACCATTGTTTCCTCTGTCTATCGTTCCATTAGTCCCAGCAGTTCCATTTCCCCCTCCACCACCGCTAGCGTGACCTTGGTCTGGGTCTCTCCTCCCTGCTCCACCACCATTTCCATTTGCAGTATAATTAGAACCTCCAGCGCCAGCTCCAGCAGTACCCTCTCCTTGATAAGCTCCCCAAGTGCTTACATATCCAGCACCGCCCCTAAATCCTCCACCAGTTCCACCTGCGGCAGAACCGCTAGTTGAGGTACTCCCAGTTCCCCCATTTGCACGAATTGTTCCTGTAACGGTAACAGTCCCACTAGCTTTAAAAATCAATATTCCGCCAACTGTTCCGTTCCAAGCCTTTGCGGTCCAATAAATGCCTGTATTTACAGTCACATTGGTATATTCTGGAAAGACAATTACCTGAGATAAAGCAGCATATGTATTAGTAAGAGCATTAGACAAGGTAATCGTTCCCGCTGTATAAGAAGCAATCTCGTTTTCCTCCCACTTACCAGCTCCAGTTCCTCTTGTTTGATGAATAAGAATCTTGTCTCCCGTAGCAAAAGCAGCATTTGTTGCAGTAAGAGTATAGGCTGCGGCAGTTCCAGTACAACCAGAATCTGTAGGAGCCTGAGTTGTGTTTGCATCCACAGTTAAGGCACCATCAGCACTATCTCCAAATCTTGCAGAAACACCCGCTATATCGAACTTATAGCTTCTCTCATCACTTAACTCGTCCCACTTGCTCATTAGTACCATTTGTGAGGCTGCAGCAGGGAGAGATTCAATTTTAAAACAACCTTCTAAAGATATATCTCCAATAATAGACAAGGAAGCAGAATCAGCGGCAGTAGCATACATGGAAGAAGTGGCTTCAAAGTCCATAGATGCTGTATTGAGGGGGACTCCACCCTCTGCTCCCATAAAATCATCAGCGAATTCTTTAGTTCCACCAAAGGGTCCATATCTCCCAACAACAGTATCAGAGGTGTAGTAAAGGTACAAATCTTCTCCAAAGTATTTCATTCCATTTCCGTGAGAATCGGAAACTGTACGAAGATCAGACCAAATCTCAGCAGAGGTTCTTTTGTAAATATGTCCTGCATCTCCATAAAAATACGCATCAGTAGATTGGCGGTCTCCATCCATAATCAAATCTTTGACCACTGTTCCGGAAACTTTCGTGGTCTTAGGGAGTATTTTAAGTTTGCCGGGATCACTTCTATAATCCACGCTTCTTGCCCATAGAAACGATGAGTTTAATCCTTCTTTATCCCCATAAGAAAGACCTCCAGCAAATCTTGATTGTGGTATAACTTCACGAGCCATATTAAGTTATTTCTCCAGGATAATAATTAGGATTTGTCGCTCTTCTTTTAGCACCACTTGACCTAACAATATTTGAAGAACTACGATTACCCCAATTGATTTTGGCATCCCGAAGTCCTTCTTTCCAAGCTCTCTCATATTCTCTGGCAAGCTGGGTGTCTTTTCTAAACAATGACCATTTCCACACCGCGTAGTAAACAGGAAGCTCATAAGCATCCAGAGGTAGTTTGGCAACCTGCCCTATCGTATAAGCAGAGGTTCCAGCAGCAATTGATGTTCCTTGATATTCTCTTTCTAATGTAATAGCAGTTGCGCTTGTATAAGCCGAGATTTTATACCACTGCCCATCATCATTTATTTTGAAGTATCTTCCCACCATTCCCGCAGTCCAAACACTATCTGTGCCTGTAACCGCACTTGCTCCATTCGCAAGGGTTAAAATTGTGCCTGTTGTGTAATCTGCTTGAGTTAGGTCTTTCTCTATTGATTGATACCTGATGGTGGCGGTGTTTGTATCAGCCGCGGCAGGTAGTGGATATACTTCAATTCGATCGTTCTTAATGAAAACAAACTGAGGGTAAGAACTTGTGCTTCCAGTAGTAGAAGAACTTATTTGTCTCCAGAGTTCAATGTCTTGAATAAGCTCGGCTGGATGTTGGACAGTTCCTATTGTTACATAAAAGTCTGTTAAGGATTTGAAATTCTCTGGAAGATAGTAGGCTAGGCCCGACAGTCCCGTAATTGTATCTGTATACATCGTGAATGTCCTCTCTTCCTCGGTGATATAGAGCCCAAGTTGAGCCTGAAGTTTCTTAACTCCAATTTTAACAAAGTTCTTCATCAGCGTAACATTTGTTGCATCGTCATCGCTGCAAAGACTACTCGCCAAATCATACATCCCCTGGAACGAGAGCACCGTTAATTCCTCCTTTTCCGTGCTTTCCACATATAATTATCTGTCTCCTCGTGACACGGGACACAAAGAGTTCTACCATTATCTAAATTCCAAAATAGATCACACATAATAGCTTCCTCTAAACTTTTGATATTATTCTCAAAAATTATTTGGGCAAAGCTCTTAGGATAATGGTCTGCGTGAAGCTCAACCCCCCTTGCCCCACATTCTTGACAAGTATAATTATCCCTTTCAAATACGGCTTCTCTCCAATTTTTATATTGCAATAAATGCCTAATAAGTTTCTTGACAGGTGTTTTCCCCTCACCCTTAAAGTAATTGGGATGCCCTTTCTGAAAACCCTTTTTCAATCTCCTATTTGTTTCCGCAACCCAAGGCATCTTCTTCCCTTTTAAGGACTGACTTATTTGAGGGCACTTTTTTCCCTTGTTCCAAGAGGGACAGCCTTCTGGAAATCCGCCCTTTTTCCTGTTAGCATAAAACCCGCTTGCCCATAGCTCCTTCTGAGCTTCGCTCATTCTTTCTCTCGCACCCCTTGTCTGCTTTCTTCCCAGCATCCCGTGCGTATAATGCAATTTCTTGCCCTTATTCCAAGGAACTCTTTTTGTTTCTAACATATTAAATAAAAAAGCCCACAATGTGGACTTCTAGTCTCTAAAAGGATTATACCATAAATACGTGGAGTAATTCTTTCACGAGATTATTTAGCAGACTTCTTAAAGGCCTTTTCAGCAGCTTCTTGGGCATCATCCATGGTTCTTCCCGCAAACTTCTCATACTTAGGAGTTTTCTTCGAAGAC